TGAGCATCTACTAGATTGCGAATATATAAATTTTTCTTATCCCTTTGTTCCCCGGATAAATATTTTTTCCGATAGTACCTAGGTAATGCTATAAGGGTTCCCCTAGTATTAACTAATGCATTGCCCCGTTCTTCGGCAATGTATTTTTTTTGTTCTTCTGTAAGAGTATCACCGAGTCCCTTTGACATGAATGAAAGTTCACGTTCTTTATTTTGGTATTTCCCTGGTTGTGATTCTTTGAGCATATACTTAAGTACGTAATCGATGGTATTGACGTTACAATCGTCGATTTGCACCCTTCCAAGACCCCAAGCGAGATCGATATTATTAATATCAACAACATTGAAAAGAAGGTAGTGCCAATGGGGCCTACCATACTGGCTTCCATATTCTGAGATACCGTAATAGGCGAGCTTTCCCTCTTGTTTAATTCCGTCTTTGATACGGAGTAGCTCTTCTTCCGATAGGAAGGGTCGTAGTGCAAGTGTATTCGGCCTTTCAAGTTCCTTTAGATTTGATATAAATTGAAAATGATCATTTTTGTTTACCGTTGGTCCTTGATCACCATAGGTCAGATTTTTGTCCTCATAAGTCAGAGTTACAAAAAAAGATGAGAAAGATCGTCTTTTTTCTTCCGTAAGCCGGTATGACCACTGAGCTTTTCTTTTGGTAAGGCACTTAAGACATTTTCCGCAGTCCGCAGGGAATGAATAGATATACCCTCCGTTCTCGTCTCAAAGAGGAGGATTGTAGCGGATGGGGATTGGTGCGTCACAGGCCATTGATAGTCTCCGTAATGATGAATGTGAGAATTAATTAGCTCTTCCTGGTTCCACATTGATTTAAGGAGAGCAGCCGGTATAGCCGGCTGCCACTCCTTTGGGAACTTATGCATCTTAGAGGCCGAGTTGTGGTAGTCCATTACGCGGCAGTCTCCGGTTAACCTGGATGTTGTTGTAAGCATGGATATAACACTCATGCTCACCAGCTTCGGCATCCGTGATAAATACCCTTTGTACGTCCGGTGTACAAGTGATAAACTCAGAATTTAATACCACGTCAGCAGCAGCTATGAACTTGCGGCCCAGGTGGAAAGATTGCCATAATGTACGCATTTGACCCGATACGATGTCATTGCTGTACTTGAATTGTGTGTATTGTGGTAGGTATCCAAATATTTCATCGTTCCACTCGATGTCAGCATCATACCAGGAAAACCATACTTCCTTGTTCCTTATGGGCTGATCGCCTATAAGGGCGAATTGTTCCCACATGTAGTCCATCTTAGTAGTGCGTCTCCACATGTTTTCCAGACCAGAATAGTAGGACGCTTTCGGGTATACCGTAAGCATAGCGATGATAAACCCGTAATCCGGAGTTGTGTAAGTGAATACCGGTGAGTTGTCCCTAGCTAAAGCCTGTCCGGCATATTGGCCAACAGTAAAGGCTCCAGTTTCAGCGGTTGCAAGAACCTCAGAGATTACTACGTTGCCGGTATAGCCTCCAATCCACACAGGACGATCGATGTATAACGGGTTAGGTGAGTATCCAAAGTTCCTTTCTACAAAGTCGTTGTAACGATCTCCGGCCCTGAGTGACCTTTCAAGAAATTCAGTCATTTGAGCGGCATACCTGAAGTCCCTGATAGTGGATGATAATTGTAATACAACCGGCACATTGAGCGTACTCTTTTGGAGTTCGCCCGTCAATGAAATTGACAAGCCTCCGGTAGTAGGTACAGTACCATCAAGATTGAGGATAGGCTGTGGGATGTATTCCCCTGTTACCGGATCCGTAGCAAATGAAGGGATAAGTACATTTTCTCCCTGTTGCGGAGTAGGAGTAGCAGAGGTATAGTAGTCCCGTGGCCAGTTTCTACGAAGAACCTCTAAGCCTGGTAGCATTGCATTAATAATTGCGGTGTTATCACCTCCATGTAATTCGGCCCATATAGGTGTCTGTATCTGATCATTGCGATAATACTCATCCCATATTTTAGCATATGCAGCAGGAGGAAGAGCAGAAACTTGAGTTTCAGCTATAAGAGTACCCGCACCAGGAGGAGCATTGAACCCCATATAATTTAGGATACCGTTAGTACTAACTGCATCGGCCCTTTGATAATCAAAATATGGCCATGATGCACCGGCTTGCATTGGGTCTTGCTTGATAAAGTTCTGCCATCCATCCGGAAAGTCGACATAGAACCCTTTAGGCCATAACTGGTCATTCGTTACGAAATACCAATCCAGGGTGAAATAGCATTGGTGCATAATAGGAAGATAGAGAGCTGCAAACCTCATCATTATTTCAGATGATAGTCGCCATTGTTCCCCTGGATAGGCCTCTTTTGTTGCCAGCGGAATAAGATTTCCCATTGTGAGGGTAGTCTTGTGATTAAAGGAGAGGTCATACCAATTTTTGTCGGCATGTTTCTCCATACGTTCCGGAAATGAGTTACCGGATTGAATGTGTCTTGACATTGGTTAGAGTTTTGAAAATAATTTAGCTATGAGAGTGTAGAAGAGAGTGCCACCGTCACCGGTGTTTTCCAGCATCTTGCTGATTGTTTCATTGACCTGCTCGTCAATGCCCCGGATACCGTGTAGTTGTACCATTAGTTTATTCTGAGCAGCAAGATTTTTTATCGCAGCACCGATTTTTTCCAGTTCCTTACGCCTTATTGCTATATCGGTGATTTTAGTAGCACGAGCAATATCTAAAGCGATTGCCTTTATACTTCCTGTGTTTTCGAGGATAAATTTGTTGGCTTTTGCCGTAGCCATTTTAAGATCAAATGACCTTTCCTGATTAGTACGAGGAATTATGACCCCGTCTGCGCCCTTGTAATTTTTAACCTCATTTTGCCAGGAGAGCTCTCCAGCTTTACTTTGGTTTTCCAACCATTTACCCCTAGTTGTTTCTTTTGACGCAGCGATTTGCTGATGAATACGCTGGATGTTTTTTTTGTTTATTTCATCCTGCTGATGGAGGCCGATTTTTTGCACCTGACCAAGTGAAGGGTCAATACTCATTTGAGGTGCTTGTGATTGTTGATTTACCCGCCCTTGATACATATAAGAAAGAGGGAGGCCTGCCTTACGAAGTCTTTTTAATTGGGCAGCGGGTGAGTTATATTGATTTTGTGCAACCGTTGAACCGATACCGAATAGAGTAGAAAGTATAGTTGATAAGAGTGTACCACCTACGACACCTAATCCGGTGCGAGCCGTTGCGTTTATGAAAGGCCCAATACCAGGGCCGTCTTTTAATGATGGCATATTAGTTTTTTGAAATGTAATGTACTGAATCACTAAACAGGAAGGGCATTAAATAATAATAACCTTGTTTTGTTTCGGATATATGATATCCCATAAGTACATTTTCCATTTTTTTGATTCTTAATTCGTCCCGAATTTTTTGGCCTTAGAAAGACGAGACATCTAAGGCCCTGAAAAGGTAGTAACTTTTCTGATATTGTTGCGCTTCGCTCCACTTTTTTACTAACTGACTGTACGTCAGTTAGTTGTAATTGATTGATAATCAATATTTTATTGTTTTATTTTTTTATGAAATTTTTTTCAAAAAAAATGTTTTTACCCCTCCCTCGGGTCGCTGAGCGAGTGTTGCGTGTGCTTCGCTACGCTACGATACTCCGTGGTCGCAAGCTCCCGTGTGCGTGTCTCGCTGGGCTCAGCAAGACGCCTCCCTCGCACGCTCCCCTCGTCGCTAGCTCCTCGTTTTGCCGAGGTAGGGGTACTCCGTCGTCGCCTGTGCGCTCCGCCCGAGTTGTTTTTACGCCTGTATCTTAAGATTTCGGCTTTTTTGTTTTTACGTTCCTGGCGGATACGTTCCCTCCCTCCGGTCGGGTATTCTGCCGTTGGCCGCCTGCGGCGAGTTGATGTTTATTTTGATGGGGGCCGGCCCCCAAACCCCCGTGTTTTCTGCCCAGTGAAGTTATAGTGCAGTTTTCTTTGAGGTTGGGTTTTTCAGGAGACCCGAAACCATCCCTCTTAAATGAAGATAGGCCCCCCGTTACCAGGAGGCCTATCAAACGATCCCATTTTTCCAAAGGGATCATTTTTTTTGAGTTGCCATGACCAGGTCATGGACTCTACGAGCGAATTGCTCTACTGTGGATTCCCTGGATAAATCCAGGGAGTTGTTTACTTCCTCCATGAAAACAGAGAACCGGAGGTATCTCCGTGTGAGATCGGTTTCATCGAAACCTTTGAAATAGTTGTTTTCATGGACATCGGCTTTCCTGAGGTCTTCAATAGTAGCCTCATTAGGGTAATTGTCATCCAGCGGGTTGGGTTGCTGGCTTTTCCTTGACTGCTTCGGCAGCCTTACGACTTGCTTCTTTGATTGATTCATTGATCGTTTGATTATGGTTAGAAATAGCGGCATTTGCCGCAAGAATATCCGCTTTGCAGGCAGCTTCAAGCTCCCTGAGTTCTGCCAGCTTGTGTAGCTTGGCAGTTTTATCCAGCATGAAGAAGTCATCACCGAGATACCCTTCAGATTGAAAGTAGCCCCCCATAACATCTACGGGGTTGCCTTGTTTGAGTAGCTGGAATGCCTCGAGGGGTGTCCTGGTCTTTACTGGAATAGTAAGCCGAGGGCCTCTATTTATTTCTGGTTGTGGTTGCCTAAATCTCATTCTAATGGACGTTTTGATTGTGATTTTAATTTATCGAATCGCCTTT